AGGAAACTCAATAAGCATCTGTAATTTAAGTGGTTTAACTATAAGTTCTTTGAAGTTTGCTCTTATCCTAGATATAAAGTTATGGAACTTAATCTCATCTCTTGTCATTTCTGCTGAATCTGCTATTAAATTACCACCACCACCTTCGCCTTCAAAACGAGTCAATGGAATTTTAGAAGCTCTTTTAAGTGCCTGATGAAACCATTTGAGCATTACATCCTCATTCAAATCATGACCAGAAGGTGATTTTAACTCCATAGATGGAGAACCAGCATCACTTTCTGGAAACCATATTTGTTTATTATATGGTAAGTGTTTAGATCCATTGATACTTAAAGTACCCAATGTTTCATCCCATTCAACTTCTTCTGAATAATCATGTATCAATTGTCCAATTTGTTCTTCTGCTCTTTGTCTAGAAAGTCCTTTGATTGGAATTTTAAATTCTTGATAGATTGTCGCATTGATTACGTTGAACATAATTTTAGTTTGTTCAAGTATCTTTAATTGATTATATGGTTTAATAAGTCCTTCTACATAAGAAGTTTCGGAATAGTCATTTTGTGTCGAATAGGAAACAAAAACAATCTGAGAATCTAAAAATATTCTTCTTAATTGAGGATCTTCAGGGAACTGAATCCAAAGATGTCCTACATTTGGTTCGTATGCAGGAACAAGAGTTTCTGGTCTAAGTCTATTAAAAGCGATAATGTTTTTCTTTTTGTCATCGAATACAATCTCTACAGCAACATAACCATCTACAAGAAAGTCTTTTATCATGTTCCACGCGGTTATACTATCAGAAAATCCATACTTGTTATAGATTTTTTCAAAATACTCTTGATATTTGTCTTTTACTTCTTGTGAATAATCGTTAGAAAGTGCTCTTGGAGAACAGAAATCTCTATCATCGTTGTATACGATGCATTCATCGGCAACCGCACTGACCATATCTCTGATTTCGTCTTTGATAGAATATTCTCTAAGTATTCTTCTTTTATCAGCATAAGCCTTATCTAAGTAAGGAATTGATTTTCTATTTAATACAGAAGCAACCGCTCTTTGAGAAAAGAAATCATACATCGAGTTTCCTTTAGCTGCATATGGATCTTCGTTTATACCAATACCGACCTGGTTTCGAATGATCATATCATCATAATTCATTCCATAGTTTGATAGAGTTCTAAGTATTCTACTGAATAGTCCTTTATTCTCTACTGCGGAATTTACAAAGCCCATTCCTTGTCCCTGTTCTTGATTGTTATAGTTATACGATGCCATTAAAATTATTTAAAATTTTAAGGTATATATAAAATATCATGTGTCTCTTTTTTAGAGCACAAAAAAAAGGGTAGTGTTTACTACCCTTTTTGACATTACTTTTTAAATATTTTTAAATATAAAAACTACGATTTACAAATTTTAAGTCTTTTTTACCAATTTCAATTTCAATTAATAGTTTTTGAATATCATTTTGATAATTAGATAGATAGTCTATCAATCTTTCATAAGATTTAACAGATTGTCTATCTAAAAACAAATTACCATCCGACCATCTTATTTCACCATCTGGTTTTATTTTCGCATTGATTATATGTGTATTTACACCAGACTGAAAGATACACATAATTGTATTTGCATCACCACCTCTCAATATTTGAGCTGAATGAAATTTAGCATCTTTAAATGGTCTAACTTCACCAACTAATATATTGAATTTCAATTCATTTATTTTTTTTCTTTCCTGATTATTGGCATGATTTATAAGATTCAATGCCTTTTGTTTTTGACCAAAGGATGATAGTTTCTCAGCCGCATAAATATAGGTTGAATAGTTCATAGAGTGTATTTTTTAAATATTATTTACTATACAAAGATAGTGTATTTTTATTTACCACCATATTTTTTAAGACTTTTTTGAATACGATTTATATGACCTTTCATGACTTTATATTTTTCTGATATATCTTTATTTATGTCATAAAATTCACTTATCATAGACTTCATCATTTCTTGATTTCGTTGCGACCTTGTTTCAATCTTTTTATTCCATATTTCCATCAATTTTTTTGGATCATATATAGCATTTGGATGTTGGGCATAAAAAAATCTTGGAAGCATGTCGATGTGTATCTTATGTACCATTTTTATTTGTATAGCATTATATTCCATCAATGAATATTCAAACCCATAACCTATAAGCTCATTATACATACCTTCATAATCAACTTTTAAAAAAGTGTCATTTTCAAAATACTCTTCTAAAATATAAGGATCAAATATCATAACTCTAGCTTCTAATGGTATAAAGTTTAAATTTACTGCCATTATAATAACTTTATTACCGATTGCTTTTTGTTCTACAATAAATACAGGAGAATATTTCATCCAGTTAGAGTCGTCAAGATAATGTAAGAAATAAAACCCACCCATTTGTATATCCTGAACAGACTGTGCAGTGACCATTTTATCACTCTTTGAATATTTCTCGGCAAAAAACATAGAATTATTTCTAAAATTTTCTTCAACTCCATTCCCATAAACCAATAGATTTAAATTAACACGATCTAATAAAGGACTACTCATAATGAAAGATTTTTTCTTTTATATATAAAGAAAACAAATACTATAAAATGATAAACTCTAGACCTAACAATAGTAGATATCATGGCGGTAACTTCATACCAACCAACAAAGACAAGGTGTTAAAGTTAAACACACAGGGCGGAGTATACTACAGAAGCTCTTGGGAACAAAAAATAATGGTATGGCTTGATTTGAAAGAAGAGATATTCCAATGGGGTGCAGAATGTTTGGAAATACCTTATCAGATGACACACTTTGAAAATGGTGATTCAAGAATAAAAGCACATAGATACTACCCAGACTTTTTTTATAGAATGAGAGGAGCTGATGGTGTTTTGAAAGAAGTAGTAGTCGAGGTCAAACCCATGAAAGAATACAAAATGGTAATTGCATTAACTGAAGGAAAATTAGAAGTACCCGAAAAAGGAATGAAGAAACTTAAAAGTTTTGAATATGATCTAAAGATGGCTTATAAGAACAAACAAAAATGGGAGACTATGATAAACTGGTGTAACAAAAAAGGATTTTCTTTCATTATAATAACTGAAGAAAATCTTAAAAACTTTAGTGTATAAAGAATTTATATGATAGTATTGTTATATAAACTACAACATTCATCCAAGGAAGAAGTCTAATATAGACTTTGTAAATATTGTCTTCTAAATGATAAATCATGAATTTTAATAGATTTATGGCAATTATTAACATAAATAAATGACTAAAACTCGAAAACAATCCTATAACTGGCCAAAATATAGATAGAATCTTTGACATATAAAAAATTATATCAAACTTTCGTATCGTTTCCATATTCTTATTTTTGAATATTAAATCAAGTCTTTTTTTGTTAAAAAAGTGGTAAATCTCTGATAATATAAATGATAAAAGCATCAAGTAAAATCCTGTAATCATATTTCTTTTATTGTAATTTCTTCCATTCCCATAAGATTATTCATCTGGTATTGAGTAAGTCTAATAGATTTATCATTCTGAATAAGTGTAAAAAGAGTATCTTCTATAAACACCTCAACTCCTTCACCAACAATTCTATCATACTCATTTGGTATGGATGCATCAGTCTTTCTACTATTATATATAGACCGTATGTAGTTTTCCCTTTCTTTTAAATTAATATGCATAGAGCAACCATCTGGTCGTGTTCCAAAACCTCTCTCGGATTCTTCCCAAATTTGTAAAATAACCTTGTTCATAATATTTAAAAATAGTTATTGATTTTATATTCAAATATAGTAAAAGTTTATTTTAAATAAAAATATATTATTTTCAACATGGCCCCTAAAAAATAGGGGCCATGTACAAAACGGAACAGCTTTTTTTAATAAATATAAGAAAAAACATACATATTATGCAAAAGTTAGAATATATTTGGTTAGATGGTGCAAAAACACAACAAATAAGAAGTAAAGTAAAAATTATTAAATCAGATTTTGATACTGAAGATTTATTAAGACAATATAAAAAAGGTACTAAATCATCACCGGTTTGGAATTACGATGGTTCTTCTACTTATCAAGCAGAAACATCTAATTCTGAATTATTGTTATATCCTAAAAATTATTTCTTAAATCCATTTACTAAAAATTCAATTATTGTTTTGTGTGATGTTTATAATACGGATGGAACACCACACGCGACAAACACCAGAACAAAAATGATGGAAGCATTAGATAAATATGATGATGAGACCAATTGGGGTTGGGAGCAAGAGTACTTTATCTTTGATAATAAAACAAACAGACCATTAGGTTGGCCAACAGAAGGTGAACCAAGAGAACAAGGTGAATACTACTGTTCAGTTGGTGCAAATAATGTAGTAGGTAGAGATTTTGTAGAAGCACATACAGACCTTTGTCTTAGTGCAGGATTATCAATTGGTGGAACTAATGCAGAAGTGGCGTTAGGTCAATGGGAATATCAAATTGGAACAGTTACTGCGGAAGATGGTGCTGATCAGTTATGGATTTCAAGATATATTCTTCATAGATTGAGTGAAGAGTTTGATTACAGAATTGAATTAGAACCTAAACCATTTAAAGGAAACGATTGGAATGGATCAGGAATGCATGTAAATTTCTCAACAAAGACTATCAGAGAAGACAAAGAAAATAAAAAAGATATTGCAATCGAAATGTGTAAGAAGCTTGAAAAGACTCATGCAGAACATATAGCAATATATGGAGAGAATAATGATGAAAGACTAACTGGTGTAAATGAAACATCGTCTATCAAAGACTTTGGTTGGGGTATTGGAGATAGAACTAAATCTATTAGAATTCCCTCTACAATAAACGATCCAAATGCAATTGGTTATATCGAAGATAGAAGACCCGCATCTAACGGAGATCCATATTTAATAGTTGATAGAATGATAAGAACTATTCTACAAGATGAAGAAGTTTTGTAAGAAAATTAAAACAAAAAACCCACTGGGTTTTTAATAATTATATTTTATAAACAATATAAATTTTGTGAATAAAATAAATAATACATATATTAGTTAAAAATAGATATTATGATTTCATCAAGCAACACAGAAAAATACCAAGGACGAGTATTTGAGGTAAAAGAAAATTTTGGTATTGAAACTCGAATTAAAAAAAATCATGTGAGTCTACACAACCCATCAGATTTTGTTGATGCAAAATTGGCAGAGTTTAAAGATAAAAATGTTGAGGTAGAGATTACAATTAGAATTGTAGAAATACCTTCATAATCATAGTAATAGACATAGTTGCCATTCCAAAACCAGGATTGGTAACTATGTCGTATGTAAATATTTTTGTGGTTGTTATCTATAAAGAGTGTAGACCCATCCCGTCATTAGATCCTTCTATGGAAATAAGTCTTATTTGATGTTCGTTGTCACCTTTCTTTTTATAAAGATCGTTATATCCCTTGGCTATTCCTCTTTTAAAGATTTCGGTGAAATAAGCAAAGGCATTTACTGATTTTTCTTCGTTGAAGTTATACCAGTTTTGAAATACATATAGAAGTCCACTTTGATAACAGTCCATCTTGTCGTCATTCGACCAGTATCTCATTTTTTTGATTGTTTTCTTTGCCAGAAGCTCTAGCATTTTTTGTGCGGGCCTTGTAAGTCTTCCCTGTGCTTTGCTGACTACTAATTCTATGTAAAGTTCTCTATTATTTAAGTACATTAATAAGCATTTATTTTTTGGTATCCATAAAGGATTTTCATGCTTTCATGTTATAGACATCGAACATGAAAAAGTTTATAAAACAAAAAATCCCCATAAAGGGGATTTTTAAAAATTATCAATAAATAAATATTAAGATCTTAATCTTTCTTTATACTGTACTTCTTTAACACCATATAATTCTGCGTCTAAAACCGTTTTTCTTTTTTCTAAGTTTTTAAGTGCCGTTGTCAATACTTCAGATTCTCCAATCATCTTCATAGATCCTTTAAGTTTTTCAATGTTGAAACTAACGTCTTCTAATTTAAGTGTGATTTCTCTTTCTTTGTCTTCTAACTTTCTTTTAACAACTAATTCTTTTCCTAATTTATTTTCGAAGAAGTAAGTCAAGTCATAGTTAAGCTCGTTTCTTACCTCGTTTACTAACTCTAAAGCAGATTCGTATTTGAAGAATGAGTTACCATATCTTTCGTCACATCTGTATAAGAAAGTAGCTTTTTTATAGTTGAATGCAAAACACTCTAAAAATGGATTAATCAAGTTGTTTACTCTTTTAACTACGTCTAACTCAACAAACTTATCTAAGTTTTTAGAAACCTCAAGTAAGATTGGATAAAAGTTTTTGTTAACGATTGGAACGATTGGAGAGTTAAATAAACTTTCTAATGTAGTTTCGTCATTCATTTCATCATCATTGATGAATACTTTACCTTTTTTAGCAACAGATAATCCGATTGTTAAATATTCAGAAATTCTGAAGTTAACTCTATCTTCTGTTACAGAAGCATATTTCATTGCAGTTTCTAACATTCTCAATGATTTTAAAGACTCTTCGTCTTTAACGTGGTTTTCAACCAATGTTTTTTCGATTACGTTTTCACTTAAAAGAAACCAAGAATCTCTAACCAAAGCAATGTGTCCATCTTCAACAGACTCAACGATTGTAAAGATAGATTCACCTTTACCACCACTTAATAAGTTTGTTCTTTGCTCAGGTGATTTTGTTAAGTTATGTACGAATAATTTGATTTCAGGAACCCAGTCATAAATAGCAAGTTCGTTCAAAACTTTAGACATTCTGTCTTGATCAGTCTCAAGGTTGATAGTTTGTAAAAGTACGTTGATAGGTTGTCTATAAAGTTCACCACTATTTTTAGTATTAAGAACATTATAAAGGTTTTTCTCATAAAGTAACTCAAAGTTCTTCATGTCATCATTCAATCCCTCTAAAAGAGATTTAACGCTTTTATCGTAAGTATAAGGTTTAAGTCTTTCGTTTAACGAAATTACGATGGATTTTTCAGAAGCTTCATTACAAGCATTCATGTGTCCCTCAACTATCGTAGAAATCTCATCTTGTTCTAGAGAAAGATTCTTTTTAAAGTTAAACAATTCAAGTTTAAGATTCTTCATATTTTTTGATATTTTTTTTATGTATAGAGTATATATTAACTACAAAAAGCCATTTTTTTCTATTTTTATTGATTTGGCGTACGAGGTGTTACATTCTGTTGTCCGGTTACTGGATCAGTCGAACTACCACCCGCTCTCTCTCTAGATCTAAGTATATTATTGAACCATCTTGTTCTTTTTGGCTCTATTGCATATCCGTCTTGACCAAAAGTTCCGTAAGGATCCGAAGGGTTCGTGCTACCTCCAGTATTGTTAAAAGTACCAGTCTGACCATATCCAGGTAATGGATTGTTTGGATTAAATGGTCCATTTATCCATGGTTTACCATTAGGTCCGGTATTAGGTCCTGTAGTAGTTCCTGCAGGTCCTGTGGATGGAAAGACCGGTCTTGAAGCACCACCTCCACCATTTGGTGAATTTGGATCAACACCAACAGTTTCATTTGTATTTACACTACCCGTATTTATAGTTCCACCCTGACTCGGTTGTTCAAAATAGTCAGATACTCCACCCGTAAGTGCAAAACCATTACCATCTTTCATACCAGATCCATATTCTCTTGGATATCCAGTAGATGTTACTCTATCTCTTCTAAAAGCCGGATAGTAAGTCTCAACGGTAAAGGAACATTTCAATTTGATATTGTTATCACTCGTCAAGTTCTTATCTCTACTCATCTCTATTGTGTTGGAATCTGGCATAACAAGAACAGCATCTATGTTCATGAAGTTGTGCTCGAAGTACATAAACTTATAAATCCAAAGAGTATCTAATATAGCTTGACTACATTTGAATGTATCAATCTCACTTGATAGTGTGATTTCTAAGTCGTAGTTGACCGTTATTGGAATAGCTCTAACTTTTCCAAGAACCTTTCTTATTTCAAAATCATTCTCAACAACCATTCTAAGCCAAACATTTGGATTG